AAATCGCCACGGCCCCGAATGCATCAGCGCTATGGCTAGACCAATCATGGTTAGGCCCTAGCCCGATGTTGCGGTGTTCGTCTGTCCGCTCGTGATACCAGCCCAGCGCCTGCCGCCCGCCTTCTGTAGTCTTTTCGTTAAACGTCACGCGGGGGAACATCATGCGCGCGGCCTCGATCCGTGCCGATGCAGCGCCTAGCCCTTGGTTTGCGATGATTTCGGTCTTGAAGCCTGCCTGCTGCATGAATGACTGCGGCGTGACCTTAAATACCACGTCATGCTTTCGCCCGTCATGGGGAAGAACAATGATTGCATCGCCGTGCTTGTTGCTGCGAAGCCAGTGAACATGCTCCTCAAAGGGCTGGCCTACCGCCTCATAGTGGTCAATCACCCTCACCTCCTGCCCTATGAACTGCACAATCCAGATCACTGTCGCATCTGATCGCCCGGACGTGCCGCCAATGTCCATGATGCCATAACGAGGAACAAGAGGATCAGCGGGAAAGAAGCCAATGCGCCCGCCGTGCTGCGCTTCTGTTAGGCTCCTGGCGTAATAGGCCCCGCTTAGGACGGTTGCGTATTCGCCTTCCCAGATGTTCGGGTATTTTTCCGGCGCATTGCGCAGATCGTCGAGCCGCTCTTGCTCTAGAACGCTTGGAAACCAAGGATTATCCCGCCAATTGGCTTGAACGACCGTTGACCCTGTTGGCGTGTTAGGGCCGCGCAGGAGCTTGTCGATAGGGTCTGTCGGGCGCTGCGGGTTCCAGCCGAACCAAAGTTCTGATCCTGTGCCGTCTTTGGCTTCCCATCGGATTGTCGGGCGCAGGAGTGTTAGCGACCTGTCGGATATTGTCTGCGCTTCTTCGCACCAAGCCCGGTGGAAGCCTTCTTTAGATTTGAAGCTGTCGGCTGTGTGATCCCGCATCCCGTCAAAGGTAAAGATACCATCGCCAGGTGTTGTGATTACCTTCTCAAAGACTTTGAAGCCTTGCCGCTCGCCGAGGCCAAACTTGCGTAGCTTGTCCTCGATTAGCAGCTTTGCGCTTTCTTTGAGCGACTTCTGGACTTCGCGAATGCAGGCAAAGCGGATGCCTTCATTGTAATCGCCGGGAAAGCGCAAGGCGTCTTCTACTGCCAGTTCTGCAAAGAAGTGAGATTTGCCAGACCCACGGCCACCGTGGGCGCCTTTGTAGCGCGATGGCTTTAGGAGCGGGACGAACGCCTCTGGCGTTTCAATCCTCAGCGCTGCCATTCTTTACCTTGACGATAACGCGCTCAATCTTTGACGGGCCGAGTGATCCGTCCCCACTGCGCAGATCTTGGATTGGCGAACCAAGGCCCCGATCCTCGCTGTCCTTGAGGAGTTTCAGCATTGCGGCTTCAACGAATGCAATCCGGCTGGATTGCTCCATTCCCTGCAATTGCGCCCCAACTGCGTCCAGCAACATTTCACGGATTTTCATAGCCTTTTCCGCGTTAGCCATTTCAAGGCGCTTTTGGGTGGATGTTTTGCCGGGTGCTGGTCCGTCAGGCTGTCCAAAACGTGTGTGTTTTGGCGGCTTTCCCTTTCCGACTTCATAGTCTTTGCTGCCTTCCCCCATTTGGGAACCCTCTTTTTGCTGATATTTTGCACATTATAGGCGTTTTGCGCCTGTTTTACTAGTGGTCGGTTTTCGCCTCGCCCATGACGGCGACGATGATGACGGCGAAGATGCCGAACATGATGCCCATGATGCCCCAGACGATGGGGTTGCGGCCTTTACGGTCGGCAATGACGCCTGCGAGGATTGCGAAGAAGATCCAGAGTGCGATAAATTCCATTGCGTTTTCCTTTCGTTTGTTTCGTTTGGTTTTGTTGCGCGGCCTCGGCCCGGAATGGAGGCTCTGCCGCGCTTGCGGGGTTTGGGGCTACATGTGACCTCCCCGGCACTTTAGACCCGCATAATCCGCCTGCCTTTGCCCGCAGGTCAGGGCGTGGGGTTATCGTTGCGCCTGCGATCTGTATGCCTTGAGAATGACAAGCAGCCATGCACGGGCAGGGATGGCTGATGACGCGCTTACACGGACGTAATGCCCGTCAATTGCTGCGCGCGGATCGTCGAGGCGATGCGTACTTTCGACAAGCCACGCGCACTCCGGCATGAGCGCCTCATGCAGCGTCTTTGCTGCGTCTAGGCTTCCGTGAAATGCTTTCGCAATGTCATTGCTTGGGAAATATCCGCCAATGTCCCGCGCCGATTTCGCCAGATATTTGTTGTAATCCTTGACGCCTTCATCGTCTGACGCCTCTACTGCCGCGATCAGCTTGTCTAGATCAGTCATTTGCGTTCCTCCTGATTGATTGGCCGCGCCGGGGTGACATAGTCGGCCTTGAGGTTGATGCTGGTTTTGATCGCGGGCCACAGCTTGCGGATTGTGTCGATGTCGCCTGTGGCGATTGCGTGGTCCATTGCGTTGAGTTGGTAGATGGTCATCCCGTACACTCCCCATGATCGGCTTGGCAAAGCGCGTCGTTCTGGTCGTCAAAAATCCAATCGCCTTGGCGGGCGATAAATCTTGAAAGCTGTTCCAATGGCATTTTGTCGCGGAATGTCGCGCCGATCCTCTTTTCGTGGTTAATCCACCACCGCGCACGTTCTGGGTGCTGGCGGATCAATTCGGCTTTGCTGGCCTCCGACTTGAGAAAACACCCATCGCAGTTGCCGAAAGGATTTCCGTTCTCGATGCTTGGCAGTTGCAGATTAAAAGATTGCTTCGCCCAAAACTCGGAAATGTCGGCCTTCGTAACGCCTGCGGAAACAAGCGGATGCCAATTTGTTATCACTTTGTCCTGTGATGCTGTGGCCCTGTGCTTTTCATCCGCCCGGATGCCGCGCGCCGTTGCCCAATTGCTCCAGCCTAGCCCACGGCAATACCTGCGGGCTGTTTTTATTTTCATTTCAACCGTGCAGAAGCGCATTGCCGTATTCGGCAGCATTTTGCGCTTTGAAATCAGAATATCAAAAGGCTCGCCGTTGCGGCTCGCGCTGTTATGGCTGACACGTTCAAACCAAGGCTTGCCGCCGCGATACTCTAGCCAAACGATATTGACGCCCCACCGCGCGCCAACCTCCCGCACGAAATCCAGCGTTTCCGGCATTTCGCGGCCTGTGTTTGTGAACACGACTTGCGCCCGGTCTGGTAGCCCGCCGTTTGCCTCAAGAATGTGGTGCAGCATGTACGCGCTGGTGCGGCCTCCGCTAAACGCGATCTGCACGTTGCCATCTGGCAGGGTGTAGGGGTTATCGCTCATTCTGCGGCCCAGGTTTCTGCGGGGAGGCTGATGCGGTTGACGTGGGCGTTTTCTGCGGCGCTGTGGTTTGTCGTCAAATAGGCCTCTACAACGCGCACTTTCGTTTTCGGCTGTGGTGGGTCGGATTTCTCCGACTTGGTGCCTTCTTGGGCCTCTGGAGAAGCCGCAAGGCTATATGTGGCGCGCTTGTCCCTGTTGAGCGTCAGCTTGCCCTTGTTTTGCAGTTCCTTGATTGCAACGGCGACTTGTGGGCGGTTGCTTTCGATTGCGGCGGCGATGGATGTTGCCGTGAACTCAGCACCGGCGTTTTCGATTGCGGCAAGAACGCGGGCTTCCAGTTGTGTCAGGCTTGTGCCTGTTGGCTTTTGGGAATTGTATGTTGGGATTGTTCCGGCCTTGTAAGCGGCGGCGTTTTCCAGCCGTGCGGCCTTTGCCAGTGCGGCGGCGTAATCGGCTTGGGTGCGGATGATCGGCGCGGCTTCCACTTTTGGCGGCTGTGCTTTGATTGGCTTTGGCTTTGGCGCGCCTTTGAGGCTTCTGGCATGTGCTTGGCCTTTTGGCGTCACATCGTAGATTGTTCCGACTGATCGTTCCTGCTGGATTTTGATGTGGCCTGCGCTAAGAAGCCCGTCGATGATTTGGGTTAGTTCTTTCGGCTCGCGGCGCATGGCTGTTGAGATTTCCTTGTGAGTGAGGGGAACGAACTCATTGCGGCCTTTTCGGTGGAATGCCCATAGGAAGGCTTTTTCGGTTGCTGTTGCGTGATCGTGGTTTGTGTATGCCGCGCGAATGAGGCCTTCGGCTTTGGGCTGTGGCAGGTAGTGTTTTTTGCATTTGAACAGGTCGATTTTGAACATTCCGGCGGCTTGCTGGCGTTGGGCTTCTTTGCCTGCGCGATTGACGCCGAGGCCGCTACGGTCTGCGGCTTCCTGGCCTGTCAGTTCGATGGTGCATTCATTGGCTGCATCCCAGAACACGGCGAGGAACCTTTGTGTGATTTCTGCTGGTGTCATTGTGCGGCCTCAATCATTTTGCGCAGTTGTTTTTCTTGTGCGGCCCATGCTGCGGTCTGTGCTGCGGCCCGTGCTGCGTTATGTGCTGCGTCCTGTGCTGCGTCCTGTGCTGCGTCCTGTGCTGCGGTCTGTGCTGCGGCCCATGCTGCTTCCCGTGCTGCGTCCTGTGCTGCGGTCTGTGCTGCGGCCCATGCTGCTTCCCGTGCTGCGTTATGTGCTGCTTCCCGTGCTGCTTCCCGTGCTGCGTCCTGTGCTGCGGCCCTTTGTTCATCCCTTGCATTGTCGTTACGCAGCATTGCGATTTGATCTCGCACCCTGTCATCATATGGGCGTTCGTTTTCAAAAATGTGCAAGACTTGATCTGCACACCAAGCTTGGAAATGCCGCGCAAGTCGATTGTCTGGCATGGCGAATGACAGAACCCAAAGTGCATCATCAAGGCCGTTGCTGTTTAGGACGGTCATGAGTTTCAGCGGTTCATCATCTGCGGATGTTTTGCCGAGATGTGAGAGCAATTTTCCCCAACCATCCTTGCAAGGATTTGCTGCGCGGATGCGGTTGAGCGTTGTGGTGCTGTTGTAGGTCATTTTCAACTCCCGTCCTCCCTTGTGTGAAGTGCGCGGCCCGGAAACGAGGGAGACCGTCTTGACCGTCTGGGGATCAATCCAAACAGGGGCCGCGCAAGAAATAGTATTGCTTGTATCAGATTTGGATGCAAGCGCTATTTGACGAAAACTAGAACACAGTTGGAACCATCAACCCTAGTGCGTTTCATTGGCCTTGCGACCACGCGGCCCTTCTCTACGAGGTTTGCAGTGGCCTCTGCAATTTCCTCCCAAAGCTCATACCCCCTCATCCTGTTAAGAAGAACCTTCTGGCTCATCCCTTTGTCGCCTGCGCTCTTGATGTAGTTTAGCGCCTTTCCTTCAAGCGTGTCCGAAACTTCGCTTGGCTGAAAGCCGGAAATTATGTCTTGCCGTGAAATCATCATGTGTCCTTTCTGCATGTGTACAAAACAATATAATAACATTGCGTCTGTATGCAAGACAAAAAACGCCCCCAAAAATCATAAACAATCGTACACGCCTTAGATACACGCCGTGTAAGATGGAAGCCTTTGAAAAGGCTATGGAATTAGAGTTATATACAATATATTATTATGATAGAGATTGATTTTTGAAAGGCCCAGACCCCCCTAGGGGGTAAACTCTACATTGTGTGTCCTATGGCTCCTATACTGCTATACTAGGGCTACATTGCGCATGTGTGTGGCTAGCAGTTTTCTCTTTAAATATCAACGCTTTAAAACTTATTGGGGCGTTTAAAACTCATGTGTAAAACTCGGCCCGTCACCCCGAAAGGTGCCAGATCGTCGGTTTGACGCCTTTTCGCGCCCGCTTGCCTTCCTCGCTGCGGATCATTCCGGCGCTCTCCATTTTCCGCAAAATAGGCGTCAGGATTTCCGCCTTTGTCCGCATCCGATTTGCCAGGACGCTCGTGGTCGCGCCCTTTTCCGGGTCAATGTAGTTCACCACCCGCGCTGCCATGCTCTCCTCTGGACGCTCTTTTGAGTTGTCATTGGCAAACACCAGCTTTATCTTTGCGTCCAGTTCCGCCCTGACATAGGCAAAGGCCCAGCGCACATGAGACGCCGTTCTAGTGGCCGTTGGGATCGCCAGGATAAAGCTGATCTTGGCAACCAGCTCATAGGCGCGGCGGATCATGGCAACGCTGGCCTCGCCCGTATGCTCCCCCATTTCCTCTGCATAGGAATGCAGCCATCGCGAAACGCTTTGCAGCATATCGCTTGCCTCATCTGTCGTTATGACGGGCTCACGGTCGCCCGAATATTCAACTCGCGCGCCCGTGCTTTCCATCATGTCGAAATTGCCGCCGTTGAAGATTTGCGCCAGCTTCATAGCCAAGCCTTCGGGCATGGGGCGCTTTTTGAACCCCTCGCGCTCTGCCGGGTTATTGTCGGTTTCCGCGACGATCACGGCCCGCCCGACAAATCCTTGCGTGGCTGTTTCGCCGTCCATGATCTGGTCGAACGTGCCTGGAGTGGTGTAGCCAATCGTCGAAAGGAAAGGCCGCTCAAGCCCCTCATCAACCATTCGTAGCATCCGATTAGCCCGCTCCGCTTGATCGTCCCGGCCATCGTCTGCGGCCTTGGCGGCGATAGCGCCGAACGCCTTGCGCAATTCGCGCTTGGTGTCGCCCTGCAAAAGCATCCGGCTATTGGCCTTTGAATAGCCCGACATGATAGCGCCGAATACGCTTTCCAGATAAGCGGCCCCGCCCCTGCGCTGTGCGTTGCGGACCTTGATAAGAAAGATGCCGATTTCGTCGATGATGTAGTATGCGGCTTGGTGCTCAATCAGGTTGCGCATGATTTCCTGCTCGGATTTGATGCCGCCTTGCAGCGCGTAATGGATGCCAGCGGCGATATGCAGATCAGTGGTGGCCTGCATGACGGCTTCTTTACCTGTCGCGGATGCCGCAACGCAAAACGCCAGCATGTTAGCCGTTACCCCATCCCTGACATCCTCGTGACGCAATCCGCCGATATTGCCAAGAGTGACAAGGGCCGAGGCTACGGCCAAGCGGCGGCGCGGAAAGCGGCACTGACTGTCGATCCATGCGGCAATGTCACCCGCGAAACCCGGCGGTGAAAGAAGATCAACGCCATCAAGCGGGAATGGCGGCGGGAAGCTGTCGTTTGCCTCTGGTGCCTCTGGGGCAGGCGGGGCGAAGTCCTCTGCCGTGAAATCATCCGTTGAAAAATCGCCGTTTGATTGGCCAAACTTGGCCCCGCGATAGCCTTGCTCGAAGTCTGCAAAATCGTCTGCGCTCATTCCGTCTCCCCTTCTAATTCTGTCTTGATCCATTCTGCAAACGCGGCCTTTTCGCTTGGGGCCATGCGCCGCCAAAGCGCCCCGGCTAGGCGTTTGATCTGCCGTGAAGC